CGACCTGCATCAACTCTTGGACAGTTTGATCTTCAACGCCACAGGTTGCGAGTGGGTCGCCTGAGACGAGACTCCGTTTCCACCTGATGACATGGGCTGTCTCTGTCACGCCTTCTACGAGAAGAACAACGTGATCGTGTTCCCTTTGCCTCTGACCGTGTTCAACGAGGCGGCTCACAATTACCTCGTGGGTAAGGTGCGGGACGAGGAGAAGCAGATTATCACCTTTGGAGGTGTACATTGAGCTACGAACCTGGACATTTCACCAAGCCCGTGCGGCTCTGGTTCGGCAGGCATTGGACTCCAAAGTGTAGCTGGGAACCCCCTAGGCAACGGGCCACACGAACCAGCGAGCATGGTGACTCGTTCAACCTCAAAGGTACCCCGGCGAAGTGGGTCAAAACCAAGGAGCTGAAGTGAAGTATCTGGACGACCTGCTGTATTGGATCAACGAACGGGACCGCATGCGCATTCGCAAGCAGGAAGGGGTATTGCCCTTCTCCACGGACCCTATCATGGCCGAGACTCGATGGTGCAACGTGCGGAGGGAAGATGACAAAGTCACCATGTGGATCCACCAGAACTGGCTCAACCGCAACACCTACCCCGACGTCATGTCTTTTGCCATGTGCGTCGCTCGCATGGTCAATTGGCCAGATACACTTGATGAACTGGGTTTTCCTTACGAGTGGGACCCTAATCACTTCATCGATGTTATCGCCGCCAGGAAGGGTCGTGAGGAGAAAGTATGGACATCCGCTTATATGATCACAGGCGGATTTTCTGCAGGCGGCGAGAGCAAAGAGGTGATCATTGCTCGTGTTCTCGATGGTGCACACAAGAATCTGTTCTCCAAGACGGGTCGCATCACCACAGACGACACGTTGGAATCGGCCTGGCATAAGGTCCAGACTCCAGGAATTGGGACCTTCCTGGCCGCCCAGGTCATAGCCGACCTCAAGCATGCTCATCCCCTACGGCACGCCAAGGATTGGAACTACTGGTGTGCGGTTGGACCCGGCTCCACGAAGGGGCTGAACTTCCTCCACGACCGGCCGCAGGAGCATGCCATTCCTCAAGACAGGTTCGTCAAGGAAGTGGCTGAGGTCAGAGAACTGCTCCGGCATTCAGGATGGGCCCTTGACGCGCAGAACGTCCAGAACTGCCTTTGCGAGTTCCACAAGTTCATCAAGATCAAGTACCACGGAGGGAGGGCCAAGTCCAGATATAGACCCAATCAGATCGGCAAACCGTTGGCCTATACGCCCAAGGTGGGGTAGGCTAGAATCGAGGGGTCGGGGCGGTCCCGACAACTACTGGAGATAGCGATGGAAACAGGCCTTAAAGGCAACCTTCTGCCCGACAACGAGGTGGAGTTCGCAACCAACTTCATCGACATGAAGTTTGTTCGCTGCGTCAGCTGCGGAACGGGGTTCAGCAACAAGAACGTGTTCAGCCGACTCGGCTGGCGCGAGAGCCAAATCAGTGGCTTCTGCGAGTCGTGCTTCGACAAAGTGTTTGAGGCCCAAAATGACGAATAAGCTGCGCCCCCTTCACAAGATCGCGGCGGCAATCGTGGTTGAGTGGCGTAACAATCCACCCTCTTCCAACACGATGCGGTTCGCCACCCCCTATATTCGGGCCATGTTGGACCTCAGAACGTGCTACGATATGTATGGCCTGGAGTACGGGGACATGATCGTGGCGTATGCCCTCAACAACATGGGCCAATGGCGGGGCGAGAAGGCCCGCGAGCTCAAAGCAGAATTGAAACAACACCTGGAGGACTTCAATGCTACCCATCACGGCAAATAACGTCAACGACGCCTACCATGAGGGGCTATGGCGCATGCGTATCCTAGGCGTCGAGTCCGACAGCCGCAATGGGAAGGTCAAGCGCATCCCCGGCCCCGTAGCCACGACGTACAAGCGCCCAGAACAGCGCATGCTGCTGGACCCCCGGCGTGACGCCAACCCGTTCTTCCACATCTTTGAGGGCATCTGGATGCTCGCAGGGCGGAACGACGTCAAGTGGATCAGTCAGTTCAACTCTCACATCGCCAGTTACTCCGATGACTCCGCCACGTTCCACGGAGCCTACGGGCATCGGTGGAGGGAGCATTGGCAGAAGGACCAGCTGATCTGGATCATCGAGCATCTGAGGAAGAACCCCACCTCACGCCGCGCCGTCATGGCGATGTACGATCCTATCGCAGATCAGTGGGACAAGGACAACGAGGTTCCACTGGACATACCATGTAACACAACGGTCTACTTCGGCATCTCCGGGGGCACTCTCAACATGACCGTGTGTTGCCGCTCCAACGACATGATCTGGGGCTGCTATGGGGCCAACGCGGTTCACATGTCCATGCTTCAGGAGTTTGTTGCTCGGGCGCTAGGGATCAACGTCGGCTGGTACGTTCAGTTCAGCAACGACTTCCACATCTACGAGCGGCATTTTGATCTGCTGAATACCGTACCAAGTGAGGACTACACTAAGCGTATGATCGAGGGGCACGAGCCGCTGATCGCCCAAGGCTACTGGGGCAGAGACATCATCCAGTTCGAGCAGTGGCTCGACGCTCCTGACGGCACTTACAACACCCCCTACATCCAGCGAGTTCTTCGACCTATGCTTCGGACCTGGCGGGCGTACAAGATGGGAGACAGAGAACAGGCAATGGTGGAGGCCAGCTTCGTCCGCGACATGGCTGTTCAGATGGCGTGCGTGGGTTGGCTGGAACGGAGGAAGTGGGCATGATCGGATTCAATAAGCTATACAAGGCGGGCCGGATCACCCGGTACCACACTGCGGACGTCAAGCCTCAGACCCTGGGCCACCACCAGTGGGGGGTGGCTATGATCGTGTGTATGATCTACCCCAATCATCGGCCCCCACCCGACATTATCATGGCGGCACTTACACATGATCTGGCTGAGTCTGAAACGGGGGACATACCTGCCACTGCTAAATGGGGAAACTCTCGGCTGGACGCCGCTCTGAGCGAATCTGAGGTAGCGTTCAACAAAAGGCACGGCATCGACTTTGAACTGACCATGACTGGGAGGGAACAAGACATCCTCCACTGGGCAGATACGTTTGAGCTCTGCCTGTATTGCCAGTATCAGGTCAATATGGGCAATGAGTACGCTGGCGAGATTCTCGCCAACGGAATAGGTCATCTTCGCAAGATGAGATTTCCAACCACTGAAGCAAAGGAGCTGTATGACTCAATCTTCGGAGACTACCCTTCATCTGCAATTGGACTATGAAGAAGCCACGCAGCTTCTATGGCTCATGAACCGGGCTGTAAACAGCCTACAACCTGAGAAGTGGCCTGCCCTAACGCAGCAGCTTCTCGATCACCTGGAGAAGTACATTGAGCGCAAATGAGAAACAGATAGGTGGCTCCCACTACAAGACTGGCGGGGAGGAGCACTGGGATCGGCAGTATAGGCTGTTTGGCCCCGGCTACTTCATTGGCTGTATCACGAAGTACGTGGAAAGGTACCGGCGCAAGAATGGACTGGAAGACCTCCTCAAGGCCCAGCATTTCCTGGAGAAGCTCATTGAGATCGAGGGGGCGAAGCCAAAAGATGGGTCAGAGCCAACCCTTGAGTACGTGAACCAGGACCGTGCAGACGTTTTGAAGGGCGAGCCTATACCCGACTATACCAAGCCCCTGGGTCGGCGCTTCTAGGGGGTATTCCGGCCCGTGCAGACCCCTTCGCCGGGGGGCGATTCCCGGCTATACTACGATCTTGAAAGGATCACATGATCATGGCAGACGCCAAGAACATCACCTGGGTCTTGACCCCTCAGGAAGCTGATGTGGTGATGGGGGCGCTATCTCAGCGGCCCTTTGCTGAAGTAGTTCAGCTAATCCAGAAGCTTGTTGCGCAAGCAAACCCTGGACCCCAACAGGGCACCCTTCCCCTCGATCTACCCCCGAACTAGCCCACCTTACCAAGGCTAGCATCAAAATAGCGGGAGCCCGTGTAGGGCTACCCGCTATTCTTTTGTCCTAGAGGGACCGGGTGACCAACAGAGTCAGCACTACCTCTATCAGCATCTCATCTTCCAGCTCCGCCGCCGCCCATCTGGCCTCAGACGATGGGACATACTTCTCTCCGAAGTGTCCCAGAGTAGCCAGCGCCCTGTTCAACGGGGTGATAAAGCCAGTGGCGGTTCCCGTCAGAGTAAACGTGCCGTTGCTCGTACCGTTTACAGGAGTGGCGGCGGGCGTGATGGTTCCCGTCGCACTGCCGCTCAGAGTAAACGTGCCGCTGCTCGTACCGCTGACGCGGGCCTGAATTGTACCAGTGGCTGAGCCCGACGTTGTAAACGTGCCGTTGCTCGTACCATTGACTTGGGCCTGGATGATGCCGGTAGCCGACCCAGATGTTGTGAACGTGCCACTGCTGGTGCCGCTAACGCGGGCCTGTATCGTGCCGGTCGCAGTTCCGCTTAGGGTGAACGTGCCTGAGCTAGTGCCGCTGACGGCCGAACCAACTGTTCCGGTAGCTGATCCTGTCGTATTGAAAGTGCCGGAGCTAGTGCCATTGACAGGCGATCCTGTGGAATCAATAGTGCCAGTCGCAGTACCGCTCAGGGTGAACGTGCCATTGCTGGTACCGCTGACCGCCGAGCCAACTGTGCCGGTAGCCGACCCCGTTGTCGTGAAGGTACCGGTGCTGGTACCATTGACTTGGTTTGTAATCGTGCCGGTTGCGGTGCCGGTGATCGTAAACGTGCCGCTGCTAGTACCGCTGACTTGGGCCTGTATGGTGCCGGTAGCGCTGCCACTCAGGGTGAACGTTCCGCTGCTAGTACCACTGACGGCCGAAGCTACGGTGCCGGTTGCAGTTCCACTCAGCGTGAAAGTGCCACTACTGGTGCCGTTGACCCCGTTTGTGATGACCCCAGTAGCAGTACCTGAGGTCGTGAAGGTGCCGCTGCTGGTACCACTGACCTGGGCCTGGATCGTGCCGGTGGCCGTGCCAGAGGTCGTGAAGGTACCGCTGCTGGTGCCGTTGACTGGATTGGCGGCGGGAGCGGCTGGGACCTCAAACTCGGCCCAGGTGACGCGGCCCGCCTCGGTCGGCTCCACCGCACGCATGCGGGCGAACAGCGAGGGGCCGGAGCCTGCTGCGCTGATCGTGTAGCTATGCGTCGGCGCGACGGTACCTGACCCGGAACTGACCGAGGCCGTGGCGAGGATGTGCCGGTGGTCGTTGCCGTTCGTGACCGCCGTATCGGCGCGGCGTGTGACGGTGCCGAAGGTGATGCCGCTGGCACTGAAGGCCGAGGTGCCTGTGCCGGTGTCGATGTTCTGCGCCGTGCCGACCAGCAGCAGATCGTTTGCCTGGAACGACAGCGAGGTGCTGCTGGTGGCCGAGTAGCTGGTGTCGTTCGTGGTGTCGGCACCCGTGCCAACGGACACGTCAATGCTGTAACCAGACGGCACCTCGACGCGGAAGATGGTCGCCCGCAGCGTGTTCACCGTAGTGCCGCCCAGGCTGACCGTGACCGTGCCAGTTTCGCTGCCCGTCACCGTGTCCTTGACGAACAGTTGGGACCGCCGCGTGCCGGTATCTATGCCCCAGGTGCCGGTGCCGCCCTCCAGCGCCCCGATGCTTGTCCAGCCCGCAGGCATGGTCGGCGCGGTATTGGCGGTGTTCGACCGACCCGTCACCAAGCAATACAGCTTGGAGGTCAGCGCACTGATGCCGGTCGGGTAGGCCGGGGTGCAGGATGTCGTGCCGCTGGCCGCAGTGCCCGTCGCGCCCCATGTCACCTGAAGCGTGGGCGGCGATGTCGCGTTGGCGGTTTCAAACTCGACATCGAGGTCGGCGTAGTTGCTGATCGACGCGGTGACGGTCTGGTCGTACTGCGTGACGGCCACGGGCAACGGATCGACAGTGAACGTTTCCTTGGTGGTCGTGTTCTCGATCAGGCGGACGATCAGTTTCTTCGCAGGCGAGCCTGCCGCCCGATAGCGCAGCGTGCGCGTTCCGGTGTCGGGCGTGCTGACCGACGACAGCCCGACCCGCAGCGTGCTGTTACTGTTGACGCTGGTGTAGTCTGCGTCGCTAGGGCTGACTTCGTCAATGACGGCGTAGTTGTCGGTGCCGGTTGACGGAGTCCACGCGCCGTCGGACACATCGGCGTTCGGGCGCGAATACTGAGGCGTGCCGCCAGTGCCGGCCAGAATCTCGATAGCGACAAACGTCGGGCCGCCAAAGGTGGGACTCGACAGCGTGATGGTCTTGGAGCCTGCCGCTCCAACGTCGGCCCAGTACGCTCCTGCTGCCGCCCAGGTGGTGGTGTCTCCCGTCACCCCGAAGGTGCTGGTCGGTGCGTTGCCGTTGATGGTGGCCCATGCTGGCGTGCCACTGACCGCGTTCCAGTCCGTGCAGAGCACCAGTATTGCGCTGTTCGCGCTACAGGTGAGGTTCCCCGTCTGCACCCCGTTCGTCGCGGCGAAGACATTACCTACGCCGCCATGA